GTACTGCCAGATAGCCTGACGGGTCGCATCAGACACGTCATCTTTGGTCCACAGCTCGTGCAAATTGAGACTTGCGGCAAACTCGTTATCCTCACAGAAAAACTTGGGGTCTTTTTCCATAATTTGCTGGGCCCATGGAGACAGCTTGTTCATCACTTTTTTATAAGTACGCTCATCCTTGTACTTTTTGATGGCGGCTGCAATCTTCGGCTCCTCTGGGAACGTCTGGGAAAGTTCACTGAGGAACTGAGAGTACATCTCGTTAAATGCGGAATATGAGGTCATTATTCTATAAATACACAAAAACTTTATTTAGGTCGAGAGCACAGCTCTCATCATCCACATGTTTAAAAGAAGAGATACTAAAGTCGAGGTCTTACAGACCTCGCTTTAGGCTTAAAAAGGTTCCTTTGAAATTGAGCCATGTGATCCCTGGCCTTGACTTACAATGAAATACACGAGGAGACCAACAAGAAAAGCTGGTTTGAAATATTCTGAATTTTTAACATTTTCTTCATTATTCATTTTTGAACGTATGAAGATGTATCCCATGGTGACAACTGCGGCGATAAGTGCAGCACTGGTTGGTTCTTGAAAGTACTGTTCCATTAGTATTTATGCAGGAATTTTCTTAATGTCTTCTGGTGCACCACCTTCCGGTGCATCATCAAATAAATTTTCATTTTGCTGAGGTGGTGCTGGTGTGCTCCCTGGAACTTCTGGTGGAGTCAGTGTGTTTGTAGTTGTCACCACCTGACTTCCCCCGGGTGTCTGCCCATTCATTTCCATGTTATTTGTTGGCAAATCAAGGTCTTCTTGGGCAGGAAGTTCAGGAACTTGATCCTCCTCCTCTTCCTCTTCATCAAAATTCATACCTTGGCCAGCTTCTGGGAGTACAAGATACGTGTCTAGAATTTCCGCCAAAGGAACGAGCTGTTCAATTGTGTCACAAATGTGTACATTAAAACGTTTATTGAGTTCCTTTTTGCGGTGCTCGTCTGAGTGGTTTTTGTTTACAATAATGTCAGGATCCTCATAAATGTCCTTTGCACAACCCTCATAGCATCTCTGAACAAAGACGTCATTTGCAGGTAACTTGATTGAAATTTTCTTTGACTTTTTGTCAGTTCGGATAGCACTGAGTATCTTGACGTGAATGACAAAGACAGCCGCCAAAAGTTTTGGAAACATTGGGTTGGACTTTACGATGGCTTCTGTATTTTTAAGAGATATCGAGGAGTTCCACGTCTTGACGTCACGAAGGAGTTGTTGAAACACCTGAATAGTATTCTTCCCCTTTGCCTCTTTTTGTGCTTCAAGCCAAATTTCCCAAAATGCTTCAATCATTGTAGGAATCATTGAATCGCACAATTTCTTTGTGAAACGGCGTTCAGATTCGTGAATAATATCCATTTATTACATAGAACTATTTTTTACGGATTCGATTTGCCGCCTTTTTTAAATTTACAAGACTTGGCATTTCAATCTCTTCAATCTCTTCTGGAAGCATTTCAGAAACGGGAAGTTGTTTCCAACGAATTCTTATATCGACAGGTCCCATTAAATCAACTATGTATCCGAGACGTTGGAGCTGACGACACATGTACTGTACTGTTGTTGCGAGATCATATTTTGGAAACCCTACGAGAAACACAGGAACATTAACTATACAATCCTTTTTTCCAAGCTGGACTGATGTAAGAATTTTACGGGAAAATTGCTCGAGAAGAGCTTTGTAGTACTCTTTTCGGACACTTTTGCGTGTGTGCTCCATTTTTGCAATGTCTTTTGCAGACACTGGCATCTAATTTTGAATTAGAATTAGGATCTGGTTCCAAGGCGCATGTCTGTGACGACTGGAGTTTCAGGACGGGTGGACATGACGGCTTTCAGCTGATCATCCGTGCTCTTGGTGACATCCTCATATGGTTTGTACACGTCAGACTTGTAACTGATGTCTTGCTGGGGCTGTACAGAGTCGGTCATGTTGACAACTTCAACTGAACCATCAGGGCTCACCTTAGCTTTGACATCATATTGATTACCCAAAAAGTACTTTGTATTGAAGAACATGAAACGGGTATTGTAGGTTCCATCAGCCTGTGGAGTAATGAATAGAGTTTCAATAGGATACTCGTCTGGCTTCAGGGATTGAACTTTTTCAAGGATTGCCTGGATGACATCAGCGGGAACTGGAGCATTGTCAGTAGATACGGGTGCGGTGTAGGTCACACGATTGTTCCACACCAGAAAGAGCACTATGACTATGAGTAGCAGGATCACAATATCCTTCATTATTACTAAGCTGCGAAAATCTTCTGATGTAAAAAAGTAATATAATTCAAATGGCCTTGCTGGTCTACTCAGACAAATGCAAGTACTCTCTCCATATTCTTGAATTTATTAAACAAAACCCTTCATTGAATGAAATTATTCGATATCACAACGTAACAACAGATGGCCGACCTCACCAAAAGATTACCATGGTGCCAACCCTTGTAACAAACGAAGGTGTGATGAAAATAGGTGGGGACATTCGTCCGTGGCTTGAAAGTATGGTTCCGTGTGACTTTGGAGCATGGGACCCTTGTCCATACGTGTCAAATATTGATGGAACTGAGGAACCGACCCTCTTTGAGTTTGAAAATTACGGAATTCAACTTCAACCTGAAATTACTCCAGAAATTGAAGCAAAAATAAGTATGAGTGTAACTGATGCCATGTCATCTATGCGATCAAACGCAACTTAGAGAATACCTTTCTTTAAAAAATAATGCATCTAAAAACTGTTCAGGCGTCTGCAATAAAGTCTGTTTTTGAGGTTCTCAAAGATATCATCAATGATGTGAATGTTTATTTTACAGAACAGGGTGTTCACATCTTGACCTTGGACACTGCACGTGTGACTCTTGTTCATATGATGCTTCATGCTGAAAACTTTGAAGAGTACAGCTGCTCCACAGACATTATCGCCGGACTGAACATGTCGAACGTATACAAGCTTCTCAAGTCTGTCACGAGCCAGGACACACTCACCATGACCATCGAAGGCCGAGACTTTATGGATATGGTTATTGAAAATCCCGTCAAAAAGACGTTTACAACATTTCGTTTGAAGCTTCTTGACATTAACGAGGATGCCCTTGACCTCCCAGACATTCAAATGGATCTCATCACAACTTTGCCATCGGTTGATTTCCAAAAGTACTCAAGAGATATGGGTAACCTTTCAAATGAGATTAACATCTTCAGGGAGGGGAACATCCTTGAACTCAGTTGCTTGGGTGACTTTGCCAACCAAGAGACACGGATAGAGTGTATTGAAACTGCAAAGCGTCGTACAGGTGGTGTGTTTAGTCTCAAGTACATTAACCTTTTTACCAAGGCGACAAATATGTGCTCAAGTATTCAAATCATGCAAGATTCTGAAAATGACAGCATGCCAATCGTGTTCAGATATACAATTGCAAATCTCGGAGATTTGAAATTTTACTTGGCACCAAAAGTTGAATAAATAAGAAATAGTTGTTTATACCAAGAATGGAAGCAAGGTACGATGAGCGAATACGAAATTGTAAAACGCAAGATGAGCTTGCCGAATATCTTCTTTCGTGTGTTCCGATCCTTCGGGAATACACGGAAGTAAACACCCCGCAGTACACAACATCAAAGGTTGCAAATTTAAGTATATCATCTAAAAAAGGTGTCCAAAGAAATGACATTTATAAAAGGTACCTTAAAGAAGTTGAAGAGGAAAATGGCGATGTAAGACGTGTAGAGGATGAATTTGCACCGTGTAAAAACTGCGGAAGTGTTTATACAAAAATTCATGACGAGCAACAAAGTGATCTTATATGCACACAATGTGGGTACACAGAGTACTTTTTGTCAGAGGAACTTGGGTTCAAGGATGAACAAGAGATTGAAAAGAACATTGTGTATTCGTACAAGCGTGAAAATCACTTTAATGAATGGATATCTCAATTTCAGGCTAAAGAGTCAACGAGTGTTCCCGAGGAGGTTATTGGTCAGCTTCGAACAGAGTTTCGAAAAATGAAGATTAAAAGTCTCGATGAAATTACTCATGAAAAGGTGCGTACTTTGTTAAAGAAACTAGACAAGAACAAGTACTATGAGCACGCTCCTTATATAGCGACTATACTTGGTGGGGTCACTCCTCCAACGATGCCCCAAGAACTTGAAGCCAGGCTTCGGCTCATGTTCCACAAAATACAGGCACCCTTCGAGAAGCACAAACCATCTCAACGTAAAAACTTTTTGAGCTACTCGTACGTTTTATACAAAATGTGTGAACTCCTCGACGAGGATAAATACCTTCAATGTTTTCCTTTGCTCAAGTCTAAAGAAAAATTGTACATTCAGGATCAAATTTGGAAGAAAATATGTGAAGAGCTCGAATGGGAATTTATTCGCACCATATAATATATGGAAAATAATAACAGTAAAAATGTTATAAATATGAAAAATACAAAGAACGGTACTGTCTTTACTTACAGGAATGGAACTCAGTGGCTTACTCGTTTCAACGGAACTACAGTACGTTGGCCACTGCCCAAGTCTCCTTCACCCAGGTCCCCACCAAAGTCTCCGAATAAACCCATATATACAATTATTGGACCTGGAAAATGGATAAAAAATAACCCCACCAGGTACCAAAACGTAGAAAACTTACTCAGTCAAAATCTTGGACTTTCTTGGGTTGGAAACAAACTTGGAAGAGTGTACAGCAACAATAAATACGGAAACTATGTCGTCTTGAATAAAAACTCTAAAGTAATAGGGTATTCACTCATAAGAAACATGAACCCGTCTTTAGAAATTGTCGCCATAGGTACAAATAGGAGTACACGAGGTACAGGTATTGGAAAATCCCTTATGAATAGAATAAAAAACAATTACAAAACTGCCGGGTACAGAAGAATATTTTTAAATTCTATACTTCCAGCTATGGGTTTTTATAACAAGATGGGATTTGCAACCCATCCAAATAACAGTTTTAAAAGACATTTCAATTTAACTAAAAAGACACCAAGAAAAAGCAACAATCCAAAGAAGAGACCACGTTCTTAATTTTGAATCAAAATTGATTCAACCTCTGGTGAGAGTGCGTGACAGGTTGGGAAGTTGATCAGGTACCCCTTTGACAATCTGAGAAGCCTCATGTAATTCTTAATTTGAATTCTAAATTGATCCGTGAGACGGGCAACCGACTTGAGTTCGATGACAGTACCCCCTGTGATAATGTCGGCTCGTACATGCCCGACATTTTGATCTTCATATGAGATTGGAATTATCCTTTCAGTCTCATATGATATACCTCGTTTTCTCAGAGCCACCTCAAAGGCTGAGTGATATACCGCCTCGGAATATCCTGGACCAAGTGACTCCCATACATGGTTTGCAATTTCCTCCATGAATTTTGGATTAAAATTACTTTTATCTAACCATAGTACGAGCAACACTTCTTAAAACTGGACCAACAATTGGGATACCAGAAGTACCGCTCAAAAGAGCTCCTTCTCGAAGAGCGTTTGCATGTGCCCGTGAGTAAATAGCAATCAACTCTCGAAAGTGTTTTAGGACTTCAAGCTTTTGAGTGTACCCAAGTCCACTCTGACCAGGTAATTTTGAATATGAATTGAAAATATTTTTTGCTTTTCTATTCAAGTTTTGTTTTGGGGTTGTGTTTGGTGCTTTACTGAATTTCTTTATAGAATTTACAAGGTTATAGTATTTTTGTTTATTTGCATTCGATACGGCAACTCGTATTATTTCCTTTGATTTGTTAAGGGCGTTCAGTAATTGTTTTTTAGACTTTGCTACACGTCGTGGACCAACTGATGGTCTGTTCGCCTGCTTGGCAGGTGAACGTCTTCCCACAGTGAAATGAAAACTCACCAAGCCTCTCTTTGGAGTTGGCATTCTATAATTCACATATAAAATTAATTATTTCTGTTACGGTTGGCAAGGAGAGGTCTCGGATTTCCCGCAAGTTGAGCAAGATTTGGGTCACGTCCCTGCATAACAGCCATAACGATATTAGGAAGCATAGCTTGTTGTTGTTCAATCATCATTTGAAAAAGGCGTTCTTTGTGTGCACGCTCTGCTGCACTTTCCCGTGCTTCATGTTGCATCCGGTTTCGGGCCATCCTCATATTTAGGTACTTGTAAACAAATATAGATATACCGGTCAAAAGAATAGCAAGTTGAACCATAGGGTCCGCACGTATCTGGGCGAGTAGGATACCTGCCGCCGCCGTAGTTCCACCAAAATAGCTTGCTGTAAGAATTGCTCCTTGTTTAGCCGCCGATTTTTGAGCGTTTGTAAGCAAGGGTGCTGATGTATTTCTTCGTTCCTTGAGTGTTTCTAGCGTTTGTGTGGGAATGTACCCTTCAACTGTTGGAAGTAAGGAGGTTATCAACAAAATGTAAAAAATAACAATACCACGTCTCCCCTTGGAAACGAGGGTACTCAAACGTGTATTTCTCAGTGTTGCACGTGCGGCTGCAGGGGTCATTTGACGGGCGTTATTTACATTCAAGTTGTTGTTTCGACGTCCGCCATATACATTTGCTGACATTCTTGAAATAAGTATATATTTTTTTATCCAAAAACCCGTCTCATGACAATTTTAGGAACTTTTCGAATGACAGATCCTCGAAGCGATGAGTAGTGTTCTGGGATGTACACTCGTGCTTTATTTAACGCAATACCAGCAATACGTTTGGTATGGGGTGAAAAATTACCAGGTGAAAAGTAATAATTTATCATTGAGTTGACAAGTCTATTTGCTCGGGAATTTCTGTTGTTTGGTGTCGAAGTAATAAAATTTATTGCAGAATTCCCGAGAGCTTTGGCATGACGATTGTTTGCCAGGCCACTTATCTTCAAAGCGGCCGGTACAAGTGTCTTTGCCACTTGAAAGGATACTTTTCCAGCTGCTGCTCTGGCTGTCCGTGAGTTTACAGACAGAGAAACAGGTCCTCCTACAAGTCGTGTGGGTCTCACACTCATTATTATTTAAGCAGATTTTCTTCCAAACACGGATGCATACTTCTTGTGAACCCACTTGGCATCCTTTTTGTAGATGCGGGAAGCCCGGGGCAAGGTGCTCTTGGTCAGGGTGCTGATGGCGACCAGACGCTTGATGACGGCATGGGGATCCTCACGGCCGTTCTTGATGGCACGGTCGAGCGCCTTGTGGCGGTTGGTCTCAGCCTCCACGGGGTGGTAGTGGTACCGGGTAAGCATACCACCCTTGAGTGGACCGATGAGTTTAGGACCCTTGCCGGCTGCTCCAACATCCTTGATTGGAACTGAACGCACCCGGGTAGTTCCCGCCTTGCGGTGATACGTATACGCCTTACGCTTTGAAGTCGCCTTGACGTGGATCGTCTTGGACTTGCGGTGCATCGTATACCCTGAACGCATAATAGCTCTCATTTATATTCTTTCAAGAAAAGTTTTGAGATAGACCCAACATGAACATCTTCAACTTGTTTTCATTTGAAGCACCAAAATCATATATATCGTCATCTGGTATGTTAATCTCATGAGCGGGTACTTCGTAGACGTGTCTCATTCTCATAGATGAAAAGAGCATACTTAACGCATAACTTTTCAAATCTTTTACTTCGGGAAGTCGACCCCACCCAATTCGAAGAGCAAGCACTTCATTTTTTCCGACAAATGGACCTGCGGCAAATGTTTCGGCAGTTGCACCATCCACGTAGTTGTACCCGTCACTGAGTTTGACCGGGGCAAACAGGAACGGAACCGCAATTGTGGCTATGACTGCATCAAGAACACTCATGTTAGGAACTGTATCTACACTGAAATAGACTGTTTTCATAAAGTCGACACAATACGCAGGGAGATACAACTTTATAGGGTAAAACTGATAAAGTTCTTTAAATGTAATATCTTCCTTATCTGTAAACTTTTTACATATTTCAGTAAGAACTTTTCTAACCTTTTTTGTTGAAACGAGGCCATAGTTGTGTAAAAGGCTTTTTATGTTTGGTTTCATGATGGAATTTACAGGAATTGAAAGGGAATAATCAAGAATTGCAGGAATGTTCCCTTTTGATAAAACATATGCAAATGAAGCAAGACCGCCGGCACTTGATCCTGAAATTTCTTCGAGATCATTGAGACGACCCTCTTGTTTCAATTTCGATAAAACTCCGAGATACATAAAGTATCCCATGGCACCTGGACCTATAACAAGGTGTTTTACCATTCTACTAATAGTATTGAGGAAACATTCCTCGAATCAACGCATACAAAACTGCAAACACGGCTGTGTGCACACCGACAGCTGTCGGCAAGGACCCTGGGGGAATGGTCAGCAAAATACCAGGAGTAAGTAAAGTGAACAAAATACCGGGAACAATGATATCAGCCGTTGTGGTTGACAACTGAAACACGTATCTTACAAGGAGATAGTTGGCTATGCACAAGACGAGTGCATGGAAACATGTTTGAATCATAAAATCACCTGGTGGAAAAGCAATAAGTAAACCGGGACTCAAAACTGCAAATAGTAGTGCTGGGGTTAAAACTTTTGGAGCTGTTATGTCAATCATTTCACGTATATATCAAACCAAGCATAAAAATTCTCAAACTGCATTCGATCTCGAATAAACGGAATACGTGTGATGGACCTCCAGACTTCTACCGAGTGGCGTGTTGGAGCACTCAGTGAAAAGAATGATCGAGGATGTATCACAAACGCCTCAAAGGCATTAAAAGTACACTTTCGTGGAACAACCAAGTAATTGTCATGAAAGTACTCTCGAATGATGTACCATGCATCCCAAATATCATCCGAATACAATTGAGCCCAGTCTTCAGCATCAATTTCATTCTCAAATTCATCAGAGGAATCATCTGACATCCATGATTCCTCATAGTAAGCGTCACGTGAATACTCGTCGTTTCGACCCATTAATTCCCAATGAGAGCTTTAATTCCAGATACGTTCACACCGGGAACCTCCTTCACGTCAACTGCGTCCTGAATGCAGTTCCAAGCGCCTTCAGCCTTCACCTCGTCACCGTCAAAGTACACAAGAAGACCCTTCTTGATAACCTCTTTAGTGATTGAACCCTTGACCTTTTTAACTGCGTAGTTCACCTTGACCTTGTCTTGCACTTTGACAGTGTCAATCTCATTGTTTTTCATATGCATCGTCACAAACTTGCGAAGCTCCTTTTCACGCTTATTCAGCGTAGTAAGATCTTTGCGAGCTGCGGCCAATTGAGCTTTTAAAGCTACCCATTCGGTCATAGCTGTTTTAAACTCCATTTCTATTTAAAGTATTCTTTTTTTTAACTACTGATACTCACGGTCAATCTCGAAGCGAGGTCTCATGACATCAGGAGGGATGGTGCTGAGGTTGAAGATGCTGACTGGGGTGCGGGGGTTGAGTGGTTCGCTGCGGAAGTCACGGTTGGCGTTGCGCAGGACACCGCCGATGGTCTCGGGGTAGCCAATCTGGCTGCGTGGATCCAGGTAGTTCTGGTTGCCCAGAATTTTGTCTGGGCTGAACTGACCAAAGTCCTCGGTTCCAACAACCTCCTTGGGGATCAGGCTTGCAGAGCTGACGGTGCTGCCACCAAAGTCGGAACCGCCCATGTATGGAGCATAGGAAACATCACCTGACCCCTGGAACGCGGCGGAACCCTCACCCTCTCCGCTGGACTGAACTGCCCTGGCACTTGAACCGACAAACAGAGTGTTTCCTAGGTTAGCACCCTGAATGGCTGGAACTGAACTGCCTGTTCCAAAGTTGGCACGGGCGGGAGAAAACAGAACCAGCAAAATCACCGCCGCCAAAACTAAGATTGCCAGGCCTTTGCGATTCATTTATTATAAGTTGATGATATTTTTTTGGAGCTAGTCGAGGTAATCGGCTGGGTCATCCTCCTCCTCGGGCTCATCTGTGAACAGGTACTCCTTGGGGATGCTCACTGAGGGTGACGTGTTACGCACACGCACTTGGAGCACACGCCAGATGGGACCGAATGACTTTTTCAGGAACCACAAACCTGAAAGCTCAAGAACCACATCACACTTGGAGTCGACTGGAACATCTGCAAGTTCAACAGGGGTTTTCTTTGTGTCATACGCAACCGTCACCACCTGACCCTTGATTGTCGCAAGACTTGTTCCGAGAATTCCGTCAGTAACGCTCTCCTGGAAGGCGTTTGTAATAGTCTCATCACTGAGTTCCTTTCCAAACCACGCAACACGAGACTCCTTTGCCTGGGACAGGATCTGAGTGTCAATACTAGCAAACAAATTAGAATCGTCAACCTTGAAGTTTACAGCCTTTGATGTCAGTGCGTCTTGAAGAGTTACCCCATTCACCTGGTGACGAGCCCCCTGAATTTTCAAAAAGTAACGTCCGTCTGGAAGCTTCTGTGGGTTCCCGTACTCCATTGTACTATAAACAAAAATATTCTTTAATATAAGATGAGCGCATTGTGTAGTTCAGAATTTGTAAATGCAGGATGTATGTGTATGACTGACCCTATGGATATTACAGCCATGATTTGCGGGTACATAAACAAACAAAACGGTCTCGTGTATCCATGTGATCTCGGGTGCTGCACACCAGCATGTTCAAATATCGGAGTGATGCCTCAATTTAATCAGGAATTTCGCCCATCTGGGGATGGTGCAGTTCCCCCTGGTTTCAATGTAAATTTACCTCAAAGTGATGAACCTACAGACACTAAAGGAGCTGCTCCATTTTTAAACCCACAAGCCCCTGACCAGAAGGTCTGGCAACTCTTTTTGTTCGGATTCGTGTTTTTGGTTTTGGTTCTACTGGCCCTAATGGCACTTAAAGGATGAGTTCCTAGGTATATCAAATGGCTACCACCACCCCCGTTCCCGTGACTCTCGATGAGATTATGAAGGAGCTGAAGGCGACTCGCAAGGAGGTTCGCAAGATTCGTCAGTTTATTGAGGACCCAACCGGTGAGAAGCAGGAGGCTCGTGTGAAGAACAATGGTTTCAACAAGCCACAGAAGGTCACAGACGCCCTGCGTGTCTTTGTTGGCCTGCAGGAGGGTGAGATGATCTCTCGCTCTCAGGTGTCCAACTTTATGAACAAGTACTTCGAGGCAAATGGTCTGAAGAATGGCCAGAAGATTAACATGGATGACAAGCTCAAGACACTTTTGGAGGTGCCCGAGAATGTGCAGCTGACTTTCCTGAACCTGCAGCACTACCTGAGCAAGCACTACATCAAGGAGGAGAAGCCCGTGACCGAGAAGAAGCCCCGTGCCAAGAAGGTGACCGAGACGCCCGCCCCCGCACCAGCACCCGTGGAGACCGCCGAGTCCCCAAAGGAGAAGAAGGTTCGCCCAAAGGTCGCAAAGCCAACCGCAACTGCTTAAATGAAGACTTAAAAAGAAACCTTGTGTGTAATATAACATAAAATGGATCCACCAAAGCTTTCAGTGGAAACACTGAATACTATTGTCGGAACAAAAATTAAAAATACTGAACTGTATCAACGGGCTTTCACTCACAAAAGTGCGTTGAAGCGGTACTCGGGTCTCAAGGGTTCATATGAAACCCTTGAATTTATGGGGGATTCTGTACTTGGGTTTATAATTACGAAGCATCTCTTTGATTTGCACGAAAAAGAACAAGAGGGTTTTCTGACCAAGGCTCGGACAAAAATGGTTCGGGGAAAAACTTTATGTGAAATTTCCAAAGTTCTTGGTCTAGATAAACTCATTCTGATGGATGAAAAGGGTGAGCGAAACGAATGGAATACAAACGAGCACATCATGGAGGATGTTTTTGAGGCGCTCGTTGGTGCTATATATCTTGACCTCGGAATGGTTCATGCAAAGAACTTTGTCCTTGACACATTTTCAAAGGTTCAGGTGTCTCTTGATGATGACAACTACAAGGATCAGTTGATGCGGTGGTGTCAAGCACTCAAGTATCCCCTTCCAGAGTACAAGCTCAGTGGTCAAACGAATGGCCAGTTTTTCATTACAGTTGTTGTGGATGGAATGGAGTGCGGAGCCGGATTTGCATCAACCAAAAAACAAGCAGAGCAAAATGCGGCCGAAATTGTACTTAAGACGGACCCTCGTTTTAAAAATAAGAAAATACCAGTGAACAATGGAAAAACGGATACAGGAACTCCTTGCGGCTGAGTATGCAGAACAAAGATCTCAGGAATGGTTAGATTTGCGTGAGAATATGATCACGGCGAGTGATATTGCGAGCGCAATTGGTGAAAATCATTATGAAAGTGTAGAATCATTTATAAAAAAGAAGGTTCTTCGAACAAAATGGGCCGGAAATGCAGCAACTGCACACGGAACTCTTTTAGAGCCTTTCGTACGTGATATGTACGACCAAAAAACAGGGAGAAAAACACACGAAATTGGTCTTGTTCAACATCGTGACTATCCGTGGCTCGGGGCTTCCCCTGATGGCATCACGGAGGATGGTCTTTTAGTTGAAATAAAGTGTCCTTTGTCACGAAAAATTGAAGCAAAGATACCGAAGCACTATTGGCCACAGGTTCAACTTCAACTTGAGATTACAGACCTTGAGGAGTGTGACTTTGTTCAGTACCGTCCAGCAAAGGATGAAAAGTCAGAGCCTGAATTTGTTATTGTTCGGGTAAAAAGAGACAGGGACTGGTTCAGGGTGAACCTTCCCCTCATGCAAGATGCGTGGAACCGAGTTCTCAAAGCACGTATTGAAGGTCTATGTGAAATTCGAGATGAAGAGCCCAGCCTCCCAGTTAAGGAGGAAATCTTTTGTACTATTAGGGAGGATGGAGACCGCCAAGGCTCCTGGGTGCAAACACCGAAACCGTTTCCTAAAGTGCAAGGATTGCAACATGGAGTGTTGCGCCGGGTGTATTCAATCTGAGGCGCACGCATGCCCCATGTTGAAAACACGTGTGCTGGCTGCACGTGAAGAACTTGCCAAAAAACTTACAAAGGTCGAAGCTCCAAAACTTGTTAAAATTTAATCTTTAAACGACTGACAAGATACATGATGATAACGGCAATCAAAAGAAGCACAACAATGTTGGTTTCTTTTGAAGGTCCTGAATCTTGTGTGCCTTTTTCCCAGCACCATGGCAACTGGGGGCGACGCCATGTGATGCGCCCGTCAGAGTACTCAAACTTGCGTGCTGGAAAAGGGTTGTATGGGGCGACGCTTGGTGCTGCTGTTTTGAGGTAAGTATTTCCCGCCAGATCCGTGCTGTTCTGTACAAATGATTCGTTTGTCTCCATTGGTGTTTCATTTATACCAGTTGTATATGACCCATCCATCCACAGGTTTTTGGGAAAGCCATCTTTATTTATACCAAAGTCGCCCGTCCAAGTTGTTGGGTTGAACCCATCAATTTGGAGACGATCATCAATCATCAAGGCTGATGCCATCTATTATTAAGTACTTACATTTTCTTTGTACACTTTCGTTTTAATCTTTTGCCTGTGTTGTTCCCACATTTGGTCGAGGTCAATATTCAGCATGTGTGCAAGTTGAAAAAGATAACTAAATACGTCACCCATCTCAGTTGTAATATCTTGTCCTTTGTCCTTCTTGAGTCCCGTCTTTTTGTAAATCTTCTGGTTCTGACGAATACTCGATGCGAGTTCACCCATCTCCTCGTTGAGCAACATCCATACCACACTTACGTGCGCCTTGTCCCACCCCTTCTGCTTGCACATGACCGCAGTTTCATCACGGTATTTATTCATTACATAAACAACGGTGAGTTTCTCTATCTGTTGTCCAACACTTGAAGCACCTTTCTGTATTTGAACACGAGGTAGGTTACAAACACGAGACATACAAGTTCTGTTCCAAGTTTCCAGTTTTCTACTACATTTTCATTTTCTGTCCTTTTTTCGGCCCAAGGCTCGATGACGGCATTGCTGAAGAGGCGAATAGCTCTCTCAATGGCAAAAAAAATGAAAAAACCTATAATGATATCATCAAGAGCTCTCATATCTACTACTTGAACATAAAATAAATTGCCACGATGCAAATTATACAATTAATACAACTTGTACATGAGTTCAAGATGTTTTTAGTATCTTTGTTTGGTGTTGAGTTTGAAGCTATGCCTCCGAAACAGGTTACGATGCACTGTAACGCACACGAAGCAAAACAAATCATAAGAACTTGACTGAGTTCAGCCATTACTATACTCATCTAAATTTAATTGCAATTGTAAAACGGTGTTTTGTTCGAAAAGAAGTCGCCCTGTGTTTTAAGTTTGCATCAAATATAACAAGTCTATTCGGTTTTGGTAAAATTCCGTAAATCATATCATCTTTTCCTAAAAATTGAGTTTCCCCATTTTCATCTGGATCGTAAATGTCAGTTGCATAATATAACATAGTTGTTCCATTTTCACTATCTATATGAAAATAAGGTTGTTCTGATGGAGCGAAACAATTGATATAAATTCTCATCAATTTTTTACTTTTAAATTCAGGTTTAAGTTCAAATATTTTCTTTAGTATTTTTGAAACTTTTGGACATTCGGGTGTTAGATTACAAACCATTCCAGTTCTTGGTTTATCAATTGTATCACGTTCTCCCCATTTGTAAAATGACGTTTTACACATTTGTAGAATTTCGTCAGGTTCATCTAAAAGATTGTCAATTATTTCTATACTCATTCTTTTACTTATTTTATATTAAAATTCATAGCTAAACTCACACGGTCTTCATTTGATCTGTTTAAAAGAACTCTATGAGGTGTATCTGACGTAAAAATCACAAAATCACCTTCATGTGGTTGATACAACTGACGTGTTTTCAAATTTCCAAGTGTACATTTTCCAAACATTTCGGATGGTTTTAAAAATTGTACATTTCCACTATCTTCGTTTACTTTTATATAGTATACGGCGCTAAACACACTCTCTGGATGTGTATGAAACTCTTGTGAATGCCCGGGGCCGTTTATATTCGACCATATACTATAAAGAGTAATGTTTTTCGAAACATCAATTTCTTTTGCAAAATTTTGAACTTTTTCAGTACATACTTGTATAAGTCTCTGAAATAAAGAATCTTTACTTTCAAGTTCATGTCCTATAGTTGTGTAACAGTTCCATTTACGCTTTGAAGGATATTTCTCTTTCCATTCAAGTATTTTTTTATACATTTTTTGATGTTCACTTTTAAACTCTTCTAAATTTTCAATTGAAATTAATGTCGGAAAAATTGCATGTATTTGTGCCATCTAGTATATACCAAACTTAAAATTGGATGGAATTTTATTTCCGTATGTACTCGTACTGACAGGAGCAGACATGGGCACAGGGTTTGAGCTAATGTCACGGAGGTACACGGCTTGTTGGAGCAAACCGGTTGAAATCTGAGAAAATGCTCTCTTTACAACTTCATTATTCATAGTTGACACTTGCTGACGGACATTTGTCATTGGATCTCTGACCAAGTCAGTGTACACGGTGCGCATGAGAGTTTCCAAGTCGTCATCCCTCTGCTTGGAAATCTCTATACCCGTCTTTGACTTGGTATAGGATATTATAGACGCATGAATGCTCTCACGATTAAAGTCTGAAAAGAAGGCGTCGCCCAAGGGGGTAGGGGTACTGAGACGTACTGGTTTGCGATCATATGTCTCCATTGAAATGGGCACATAAAAAAATTAAACGTGTATTTTACAATGAAGGTTATAAAGCGTTCGGGGAGCGAAGCTGAAATGCTCTTTGACAAAGTAACAAGTCGAATTTGTAAACTCAATATGGCTCCAGAATTTGAAGTTTTAAATGTTCAACCAGATAAGGTGGCTCAAAAGGTGTTTTCATCCATGTATGACGGTATTTCAACATCCGAAATTGATAACCTGAGCGCTGAAGTAGCAATTGGTATGATTACAGAACACCCAGATTATGAAATTTTAGCAACTCGTATTATTGTTTCAAACATTCAAAAGAATTGCCCAAAGACTTTCAGTGATGCAATGAATATTCTTCACGTAAAAGGTATTGTAAGTGAGAATTGTGTAAAAGTTGAACTCGATGAAGTTATTGAACAAAAAAGAGACTATGACTTTGGGTACTTTGGAATTAAAACACTTCAAAAGGGTTATCTTTTACCTGGAGAGACACCCCAGTACATGCTTATGCGTGTAGCACTTGCCATTCACGGTGATGATACTCCCCGTGTCAAAGAAACATATCACCTCATGTCACAAAAGTATTTTACGCACGCAACACCAACCCTGTTCAACGCCGGAACAAAGCGACCTCAGATGTCAAGCTGTTTCTTGGTTGCTATGAAGGATGATTCTATCGAAGGCATTTACGATACGGTCAAAGAGTGTGCCCAGATTTCCAAATGGTCTGGGGGTATCGGTATGCACATCAGTAACATACGTGCAAACGGTACACCTATCAAAGGAACAAATGGAGTTTCAGATGGCATCATCCCTATGCTCCGAGT